TCACCCACGATTAACCAACAGCCAGACCAGCAGACACGCCACCACCGGCACAGCAAAATCCATCAGGCTTGCCACATCCCAAACACGCGGATCAAAACCGCCCCACCACGGCATGTTAATCCGCTTGCCATGCCCGAACATTTCAATCCAGCGATATTCTGCCTGGGTGTGTTCACGCGCAATGAAGAACGTACAACCAGCTATCGCTCCGTAAGCCCAGTTTCCGGTAAAAAGACCAGCCAGTACCTGCACCGCCACGGCACAAAGCGCATGAAGTATCGACGTGATATCCATCTGCTATCCTTAAAACCACTCCCTGAGCGGGCGCTCTGGTGTAACCACCCACTCACGGAACACGGAATCCTCAAATCCATCGTCAAGAAGACGGATATTAACAAAGTACCCTTCGTTTCGCGTGTATTCTGGTTCTCCGTCATCAGAAACATCTGTCTCCCTGAACGTAAAACCAATCTCATCAACCAGAACGGCATTCTGCAGCTCTTCGTCCTCTTCCCAGTTAAGTTTCCTGAGAAATGCCCTGAAATCTGCTCTATCACTGAAACGCAACGTGAAATCTCTCACTCCACAACCTCCCCAAGCTGCGCATCTGTTAGCTCTTTATACCAGAGACGAAAATTCCTCACATGCCCAAATAAATGGCGTAATCCTGCTGTAGTTTGTCCACCAATGCGAATGGTTGCTGTACTCCGGATATATTCCCATTTGGTTTTAGTTTCGCTGGATATACGCCCGTTACTTACTGCACATGTAGACTGATCTGACTTTACACGCATCCCCATAACCATTTTTTTCAACGATGCGTTTTCGTTAACACGCCTATTTGATCCACCAATATCGCAATAAGGAAATCCGTCTGGCCCATCTGCCGAAGATCCGAAGCCAAGAATAATAGCCGCTCCGGTTTGATGACCACCGGTATCAAAAACACGTGGCGCTGCATTTGGCGTTTTATACCAGTTCTTATGTACCTCACAAAGAACCGTAAAAGGAAGATTATAAAGATTATTATTAATTGGAACTGTAACTATATCGCTTGCGCGGGTAGCCGCCGTCGTTCCTGAGATAATAAAAGATGATGCACACGAACCATCCTCAACCTGAGGGGTGGCCAGATAAATATAGTCTCCAGATACGGTTGCTCCGCTCTGATTAGGAGAATACTGTATCTGAGATCCTATTTTTAACTCATCATCAATTGCCAGGATTGTTGCCTCTGCAAAAATCCATCCGGTAGCTTCGTCCTTTCTGACTCTCGCTGTAATCCCTGAGGCCGCGCCACCTGTCATATTAATTTCAAGCGTTTGTGTATCAATATATGCATCACCAAGAAAAGTTGTTGCACTACCGTCATATTTATCAAAGCGGATACGCAACCTTACCTGTCGTTCTGTTTTAAAACGACATGAGGTTGTCACGTACTTGTTATCGCCTGAAACATCAACTGACTTTGTAGCAGCAATTGATGCCATATTAATGGCTGACGTTTGCCCAATCAGAGAATCGTTACAAACAAACTTTCCATAAGTAAAACCAAAACTATCAGTTCCAGCCTCAGCGACATTCATATTTGCAGATTTACCCCAAGAAGCTGGAGTTGCTGAATTCAACATGTAGTTGGTTCGCTGACCTTCAATCAATAAACCTTCTTTTTCAAATCGTGGCTCATTAATTTCCGCCGTTTTCAGTTCGCCAGATTTGTTGATATATGTTGCCGTTGATGCGCGACTGAAATTAACCTGTTTATCACTGGCAACCTGAACCACATTATCGCCAATCTTCACTTTTTTATAACCCGGAGAATAGCCCGTAATCATATCCAGCGAATCATTAAAGGGTATCCACACATCCGGCAGCGGCTGTAAAACATATCTGTACGGCTCTGCTGTCTGGTTTGCGTATTCTCTGGCAGCATCTTCACTTGCTTTTGCTGCCGTCTGGCTTGCTGCCGATGCTTTCGCCGAGTTCGCCGCCGCTGTTTCGCTCACCTTTGCGTTGGCTTCACTGTCTTTGGCATTCGTCTCACTGGTTTTCGCTGCCGTCTGGCTGGATTTTGCGTTTTTTTCGCTGGCCTTTGTGGCTGTCTCGCTATTTTTCGCGCTGGTTTCTGATTTTTTGGCTGCTGTCGCGGAGTTTGCCGATGCAGTCTGCGAGGCCGCTGCCGCCTGTGCGCTGTTAGCTGCATTCGTTTCTGAGGTTTTCGCCGCATTCTTCGATGAGGCTGCTGCCGTTTCGGATTTCTTTGCCGCCGCTGCACTCTGTGATGACGCTCCGGCATGACGTGCCACTTCATTCACCATCAGCTCAAAACGGCGCAGTGCCTCCGGACGAACATCATCCTCCGTCATGGCGCCGAGAAAATCATTCAGCGTACCTGGTCTGGAACCTTCATAGACGGTAATGGTCCCGGCATGTGAAGGCGGAAAATCTTCAACCAGCAGGGTGACGCTGTACTGGCCATACTCAACATCCATGCTGTAACGCCCGGCTTCATCCGGATTTTCAGAGGCCACCGTGTTCACCACCACCGTGCTGCTGGTCCGTCTGGCCTTCAGCACAATGGTGCAGTTCTGTACTGGTTTTCCTGTGCCATCTTTAAGCACGCCAGAAATTTTTACTGTCATACTTTTCCACCAATAAAAAAAGCCCGCAGCAGTGACGCCACGGGCTTCAGGACAGTGTAACTTTACGTTTCCTCAAACGCAGTTCACCCCATAAGGCGGATGAACCTGCGTATCATAACAATATTTACAGAAGATAAATCGGCGTCTGTTGTCAGAAACGGTATCCGATACCAACAATAAATGCATCCGTTCGCCAGTCGCCACTACCGGAACCTTCATAAGCAATATCAATGGTCACGGATTCGGTCGGGTTAAACTGCACGCCAGCTCCCCACGCCAGAGACGTGTTGCTGTGGCGATCGTCATCACTTCCGGTCAGCACATCGTGCGTTTTCCCCTTGTTGTCAGTTACGCGGAGATAATCCCCGGAGAACGTCGACACACGGCTGTAAGCCACACCTGCCATCGCATAAGCACTGAACCATTCATTCACGCGTACAGATGGCCCCGCCATCACGCTGAACCAGCGGTTACGCACTGAATCTTCATGCCAGCGGGTATCGCTGTAGTGCGTTTTTTGCTCATCCTCAGCATTGGCATAACTGAAGGACGTAATCAGCCCCAGCGCGTCCGTAAACTCATAACGGTATTTCACGTTAATCCCGTTCAGATTATCGCTGCCTGGCATATCAGTGTGGGTCTGAAGATACCCGGCGCTTAGTGTGGACTGATGCTCTGCTGCGCTCGCTGGCGTACCAGCGGCAACCAGCCAGACTACTGCGGACAGAATAACAGCACATAATTTACGCATAATTACCTCTCGCTTTTCTGCAATAAAAAAGGCGCCATTTCTGGCGCCCGTATTGGGGTTATAAAATTCAGCTAATCGTGATGCCTGCAGTGGCTTTCTTCATCACAACAACCAGCAAATCGCTGATACTTGCTGTGGGATACCAGCCATTTACCCACCATGCTGATACAGAAAACTCCAGCGTCATGTCGCCGCGACCAGCAGGCATATCAATAACACCACTGTAAACCAGCGTATTATCCATCGCGGTACGGTTATAAATTTCAGCACCGTTTTTCTTCACTATCAGGCGGCATGACGAATAAGTATCGCTGTTCTCCCGCTCATGTCTGGCACCGCTGAAAGCCACCGCCGGAATAACAATCTGCCGGTTAAACGGCTGATCGTCATAAACCCTGACGGTAATGGTTCCTGATGGCCAACGCTTCGGTGCACGGGAGTCACGAGGGAAAGCCTTACCCACTGTTTTAACGAGATCGCCTTCAATCTGGTTTGCAGACAGTTTCCCTCTGATGACACAGTTCTTGTTAATGGTGACATTATTGAGCGTGCCGGTATTCGCCGTGATGGCTCCACTGATATCCGCATTGCGGGCTGTCAGCCTGCCATCCGGCGTCAGGGAAAACGTCGGAGGATTGCCGGATGACGTGATGCTCACCGCAAACAGTCGCTTCAGGAACACGTCGTTCATGAACAGCTGATTCCCCTGCGCCACAAACAGCGGCGTGGTGTTGCCGTTCTCCGGGGTAATCATCGCAATGCGATCGGCCTGCAGCAGAATGTTACTCAGGGTCTGACCATCAACATCCTCAATCCCCGCGCCAATCCCGGCCACATAGGGAATACCGTTTTTTGTTTTCTGCACCTTCAGCATATACATGGCATTCAGCTCATTGCGCGTGTCTGACTGAACCCGCTGGATTTGCTGTATGGTCACGGCCTGGTCACCCAGCTTTTTATCCGTGGTCGAGGTAATTTCACTCCCTTTTTTATCCACGTACTGGCGGACCTGTGCTATCTGTCGGGCGTTTTCTGACTGCCCCTGGCTGACAGTCTGTGAGATTTCACTGCTCACCCGGTCCACTTTCTGGCTCACCTGCGCGATGGCCAGTGTCTGGTCCTCATTCTTTTTCGCAACCAGCTGCGTGAGGCTGTTTTCCGCCTTCCCGATTTTCCGGGTCACTTCTGCGATATCCGTGTCCATCCGCTGACGGATGTCTTCTTCCAGTTGCGTGACCTCCGTACGCAGCGCTGAAGCATCAATGCGCTCTTTCAGTGCCTGGCCCAGAAGCGTCTCATCTATCAGCCCCCGGAAAAATTCCAGATACCCTTCACCATCATTGCTGGGCTGCCCGCTGGCTTCCACAAAAGCAGATTTTCCCACCAGGTTGACGCTTCGCACGTAAAACCAGAAATCCGTCCCCGGCTTAATCCGGCTCCCCTGGACAGTCCACTGACTGCCGGTCCCCAGATAACGGGCAGATTTTTCCACCTGTGCCGTGTTCGTGATGCGTTTTTCTGAGAACCAGAATTCAAACTGTACCGTCGGGTCATACACCGCAAGACGCGGGACCGCCGTTATCTGAAAATACCCCGGCGTCAGCTCAATGGTGGCGGGTTTTGCAGGCGCGTTAATCCGGAAGGTGGTGGTCGCAGGTTCGCCCTGCTGGCCGTAGCTGTTAATGGCCCGCACCGTCAGGGTGTATTCCCCCAGCGGCAGACCACTGAAACGGTGCTCCGTGTCTGCGGTGATGGCGGTGCTCACCAGACGGCTGTCTTCTCCGCTTCCGCTGGTCAGACGCAGACTGAAGCGCACACCCTTCACCACCCGCGGCGTGTCCCATTTCGCCTGTGCCAGATACTGACCGTCAGCTGCACTCACCTCCACCGTCAGGTGCTGCACTGCCGGTGGGATAACGCTGTTCAGGCTGCCTGACTGCGGCTCAAAGCTGGCCCCGTTATCCACAATGGCTTCTTTTTCCGGTACGTGCTGCACCGCCGTGATGGCGAACGTGCCGTCCGTGTTTTCCCGGATGGAGACACAGCGGAACAGGCGACGACGCAGTGACGGCAGGGAGAGTCCCCACACCCCGTATGTCTCCACACCATCAGGCAGGGTACTGACCTGTATCCGGTCCGGCGCGGGGTGTGCGGTGATGTCCACACTCACCGGCTTACCGCTGCCGTTAATCAGGTTCACCGCCGATGTACCTGTCTCCGGCAGGGTAACCTCACGGTCCAGCGTCAGGGTGCGGGTGGCAGCATCAATGGACAGGACACGTCCGCCGGTCAGGGTCCCGGCATAGTCATTATCACAGATTTCAATAATGTCACCGGGTGTGTGCCGCAGCCCCTGAGACCCGAGCGTGAAATCCACCGTCTGCGTTTCCAGCAGTTCGGTCTTTATCACCCACAGTCCGGCACGGTGGGCCTGACCGCGGCTGGTACAGCCGAACGCGTCCATCTTCAGCAGGTTGCGTCCGTAGCGCAGTATGGCTTCCGGGTCTTCCACCAGTTCCGTGGAGGTCTGCCAGCCGTTCTGCGGGTCGGTGTAATTCACCTCCACCGCCGTGTGCCGGTCCTTCAGGGCACTGAAGCTGTAGCGGAATCCCACGCCGTTATCATCCACCACCACATCGCTGTTGGTGTACGGCCACACCACATCCGACGGGCGGTCCTGAACGAACGTCAGCGTCTGACCGTTCCATACCGGCATACAGCGCATCGCAGAGCAGAAATCACTGAGAACGTCCCACGCCTTACGCTGTTGTGCCAGGTACGCATTAAAGGTCATCCGCGGCTCGGTCCCCCCGAAACCATCCGGGACCGTCTGGTCGCAGTACTGCCCGATGGCATACAGCGCCCACTTGTCCACATCCGCCGCCCCCAGACGTTTTCCCATGCCGTAGCGCGGGTGAGTCAGCATGTCCCACAGGCACCAGGCCGGGTTGTTGCTGTATGCCGGTTTCAGACTGCCGTCCCAGATACCACTGTACGTGCGTTTTTCCGGGTCATAGTTTGACGGCACCTGGATGATGCGACCGCGGATATGGTAGTTCACCGTCATCTGCTGGCCGCCGAACTGCTCCGCATCCACCTGCAGCCCCACAATGGCCGTGTTCGGGTAGCACTGTTTCACATCGATGATTTCGGTGTATGACGACCACAGCGTCTTATTCTGCAGCTGGTCCGTGGTGCTGTCCGCCGTCTCCCTGACCATCCGGATGTTAAAGGGCCGGGGAGGCAGATTATCCAGAATCACCGAGGCCAGGAACTGCGAGGTGGTCTTGCCGTTAATGGTGACATCCTTTTCCGTCACCCAGCGGCCATTACGCTGTAACTGAATCAGAATCCGGACAGAGGAAGGATTACGGTCGCCCTTTGACGTGGTCTGCACCAGTGACTGCACCCCGAAGGTAACCCGCAGGCGGTCAATGTTCGCGGACGTAATGGTGCGCGTCACCGGTTTTGCCTTCGTCACTTCCACGCCCAGTCCGGTTTCAGCACCGGAGGACTCAAAGCCTTCCGGTGGTGTCTGCTCCTGCTCCCCGGCGCGCCAGACCGCCGTCACACCGTGTATCACGGGATTACCGTCCGTGTCCGTCAGCGGGGTTTTGTTCACCAGGATACTCTGCAGTCCCTTCACCGGACCTTCTATCGGTCCCTCACCAATCGCATCAATCACGCTCATCATCTGCGTGGATTTGAGATTATCCTTCGCCTCACGAGGCGTGTGTGCCTTACCGCCACCTTTTCCCATACAGCCTTCCCCTGAATAAATTAACCGCCACTTGCCATTCCGTACAGAAGTCGGATATCCTTCGCCCGAAAAGCATGAAACACATTTCTGCCATGCTAAAGAGAAACCCCGGTATCAGCAGATACCGGGGTTTTCTTTCATGCCCACCGATAATCCTGTTGGTTAAAACCGGTAATGGCATAAAAATTCTGAATATCTTCACATTTTCACAAACTGACTGTGGCGCGTATAATTTCTCTGCGTTAATTTTTTTGTCGTGATATAAGAATAATTCCTTACACTTAATCTTCGTAACTCTCCCGCAGTTCCTGTCCGCGATCACTGCGGGATTTTTTTATTCTTTTTACCCCTGCCGCCCGATAACCACGACCTTTCCGCCCCCGCCTTCATCACGGGTGCTGATGTCCTGGGATATACGGCGGGAGCCAACCAGCATTTCCCCGTAAGGCACCGGCATCGGGTTCCCCTGGGCAATCATGTTATCCAGTGAGGAAAAGTACGTGTTCTGTCTGCCGTTATCCGTTGCGCGGTAATCCGGTGTTTTTGCCTTCGGGGCCAGCATCTGGGCCACACCGCCCAGAATCATGCTGGCTCCAAGTGAAAACAGCATCGTGGTGGCAGAAAAACCACCGGCTGCCAGGGCTGAACCCCATAACGCCATTGATGCCCCGGCAGTGAAGAAAGAGCCCACGATGGCTGCCGCCCCCAGCACAATCTGCAGTCCACCCTTTCCGGCCCCGGCCAGTCGCGGCACAATGTGGATGACCGTTCCCTCACCCAGCTGTTCGTGAAGACGGGCGTACACCGCCTCCGGTGCCGTGTCATCACCGGCAATACGTATCTGGTACCAGCCTTCGTTCATCTGACGGCGAAAGCCCGGCATCTGCATCGACAGGGCGCGAATGGCTTCCGCTGCCGTGTTCACATACAGGCTGAGGCGGCGGCCAAATCGTTGTAAATCCCCGTGAAGGCAGATGCGTGCCAGTGGCGGTGACGCCAGACTGAATGCGTTCGTCGTTGCCATTTTTCGGAATACCTCTCCCGTTTACTCAGTTGTTCAGGCAGATGGTGAAGCAGCTCACCGTTGCCGCAGTAAATGGCGGCATGGTTCGGTACCGAAGCACCAAAGCAGCACAGCAGAATATCGCCCGCCTGTGCAGAGGACAGGGGCACCCGGTAAAAGCCGGTGACCGCCATATTGTCCAGGTAAAGGTTCTGACCGTTGCGCCACCAGTCATCCTCGCGATGAAAATCCGGCATCTCAGTCCCCGCCAGATGGTATGCATCCCGGAACAGGGTGTAACAGTCCGTCACCCCGTGCTCAAAGCGCCGTCCCGTCAGGTGCGGCACGCAGCGGAATTTGTGAATGTCACCCCGGCAGACCAGCCACCAGGGCAGTGCGCTTTTTATCTGCAGCCGCCGGTCAGCCTCGCTCAGCCAGGGCAGCCCACCGGGATGACTGTGGACCAGTGCCACAATCTCCCCCTGCATCTCTGCCCGCAGCCAGTCTTCCGGTGCGATACGAAAATACGCCTCCGGCTCTGCGGAAATATTCACACAAGGGATATACCACTCCCCCTCCGGCGTGCTTATCACGAAGCCGCACGACTCCGCAGGCGCACACCGCCGGGCATGCGCCAGAATCGCTGATTCAGTCTGTGTCATAAACCGGGATTTACTGCGAAAGTTTATTAATGGAAAGGAAACCGCCAAAATTGCCGACATTCCTGCGCAGTTCACACCCGCGCATGCACTTGCTGCATCTGTCCTTACGGATATCCGTGGTGGGGTTGTCGAACTCATCCGCCACCGCAGGACCGTTATACCCGCATTCATCTCCCCGGTAATCCCACATACAGGTGTTCGCCAGCATGATGCGACCGGGAAACAGCGCCCCGTCCGTCTCGGTCGGTGTGGCCAGCACAAACGAGGCCGTCATGGCTGTCAGCTGCGACATCTGCTCCACCACCCAGCGGTCACTCAGCTCCTGCTCCGGGTCCGCCTCCGGATTGCCCGCAACGAAATTCACCGCATCCAGAAAACGGGCATACACCCGGCGGCGGACCACCGTGGCCCCCACCAGACTCTGCAGGTCTTCCGCCATCCCGGTGACCAGACCGAACAGATTGGACACCGTCAGCGACGGTCTGGCACTGCTGCCCCGGCCGTTCATCTCAAAGCCGCTGCCGTCAATCGGGTATGCCTCATACTTACGCCCCTGCCAGGTGACCGGCTCCCCTTTTTCATTCAGCTCATTACAGAAAAAATACCGCTCACCACCCTGTACCGTCAGGTCGATTTCCCAGAGTACCACCCGCGGTGACTGCTCTGACTTAACCGACTCGTTCAGACTTTCTTCGCGAATATCCTGCATCAGTTCACCACCTGCTTAAACTCCGCGCTGAACTCAACGCGCAACATCCCGACCCGCGCAGACCACCCGGCACAGGTCACCTTTATCTGCCGGTATGCATAGGGTGGCTTCCACAAAAATGCCTTCCAGCCACCGTGCTCTGCCAGGAACGCTTCCAGATGCCGGGCCTCCTCCCGGGTCACGGAAAGCGTCACCCTGTATGTTTTCAGGTCAGCATTCAGCCCTGCCGCCATACGCTGTGAGTACCCGTCACCAAAACGCACTTCACGCACCGATGGCTGCGAGTTCACCTCCATATCCGGCTTCACTTTCCAGCGAAAGGTTTTCATCCACCGCTCCCTGATAACATACCGCCATCACGCAACTGCAGCCGGAGTTCATCCTGTGCCCCCTTGCGGGCCATCTCATACACCGCTTTCATCAGCTGCGGCCCTGCCCGCCCGTTGGGGCCGTCGTTCTGAATCACCACGTGATTGTTCTGATTAAAATTAATGCCTTCAGCCCGCCGCATCTGCGCCGGACTTCCGGCACCGCCGACATAACCACCTTCCGCATAGCCCCGCATCAGGCGGTACAGATTGCCGACACCAATCCGGCTGGTCGCCTCCTTCGTGAAGACAAACTCCCCGCG